CACGGATGGGATCACCGCGATCAATTCCGGGACAATCCAGGGATTCAGGATCGGAACCAACGCCAATGTCCAGTTTCTCGGAGACACTTTGAATTACCGGGCTTGGAGAACGTAAGACTTAAAAGTATCACAATAGCCGACCGGGGTCATTCCCGGCCGGCATTTGCGAGATTTTCAAAAAAGGAGACTATAATGGCAGAAGCATGGGAGAAAGACCTCGTAAATCTGAGGGTATCCAATGTCGAGAGAAAGGGTGACGATATCAGATGTTCCGTGAACGGTCGTATTTTCATCCTGAAAAATAACAAAGTGACTCGCGTTCCCCGGGCCGTTGCTTATGCGCTCGACGACGCGGTCATGATCGAATATCAGATCGCCGGAGAGATCGGGTCTGGAAAGGAAATCGAATCCAATGAAGTCCCGCGGGTTATGACGCAGATCCTCTCGGACGCAGAAGCAGCCAGGGTCGCAGACAAAAATGGCACTAAAGAACGTGCAGCCATCAATGACATCGTAGGAGAATCCGAGAAAAAGCCGCCATTCTCCAAGGCCGCTCTCGCGAATCGGAAGAAGCCCGAGGTCGTCGAGGCTCCTGCAGAAGAGGACGAGCCCGAAGACGACAAGGAATAATCAATGACCTGGCAGGAAATTTATAATCACGTTTGCCTGAAGTTATGGGGATCTTCTAACCCTCCGGCTTCGGCTACGAGTCTCACGGGGCCGCATGGCATGATAGCCAGGGCGGCGCGGGATATTCAGCGTGATTGGAATTACTGGTTTATGGAAGCGCAAACCACGATTCCCGTTCTTGCCGGGACGCAGAGCTACGCGCTCCCCACGGATTACAAGGAGCTTATAAAGAACGGCCTTCAGGCTCTCGAAACAACCGGGGCGTATTATCTGGACCCGATTGCTCCGCTCCTTCCAGGTGAGGGATTCAATTCGTTCCGTGACGCCGTAAACGGTGACGCTTATCCGAGCTTTTATGAAATTTTCGGGACGAACATCCTGTTCTATCCGATCCTTACCGGGGCCTGTACGGTGAGGATGCGATACTACAAATTTCTTCCGAATCCGTCTGCGGCAGATTTTACTAATCCAGTCGGGGTTTCGAACGCGCTTACGGTGGCTTGCCCTCTCGGGATTTCCGCTCTTGCGGCAATGGAGTACGCGGGAATTCAGAAGGAAGCCGATCTGGTGCAGTTGTACGCGCAGGAAGCGAAGGATAGCATCGACATCTTGAAAATGGAAGACCAAAAATGGCGCCGGCCTGAAGTGACCCAGGTCCGGTTTAAGGATCTGTAATGCCATTCGCCGTTGCATGGGACGAAACGGTCCCTACCGATATTGAAGTCTGCGGCCAGGGGGCCTCGCGCTTGCGCGAACTCAAGGCCGGATTCCTGGAGAGACTTGCAGACAACAGGCCACTTGGGGCCGTGATAAATTGGCCGGCAGATACTGTTCCCACGAATTGGCTTGAATGCGACGGCTCGGCGATATCGAGGTCGACATACTCGGCCCTTTTTGCAGTTTATGGAACCAGGTTCGGTCGCGGAGACGGGACTTCGACGTTCAATATTCCTGACCTACGCGGCCTTTTTACCAGGGGCCACAACAACGGAAGGACCGGCCAGTTTGCGGATGCCGACGCGGCGACCAGGCACATTAAAAAAACCGGAACTGCGACGTCCGGATCTGCTGTTATAACAGGAATAAACGGAACCGACGGGTTGGCCGCGAATGACGCTATTGCCGTTGTCACCTCCTACGGGGACGTCGCTTCGGGGTCCGCCGTAATCACGAACATGATGTATCAGCGCCGCACGAAGGCTGGAATGGCGATATCAGGAACGGGGATCCAAGCAGGGGCCACCGTACTGACGGTTGATTCAGCGACTCAAATTACCTTGTCCGCTCCAGCGACCGTATCAACGAAAATGGCTACGCTTACGCTGACTCCTACCGGAGCATCAACTCACATTGATTCCGTTGATTCCGAATCTCAAGTGACGCTTCATGACGCGAGTACGATCACGGGGACAGTCACGCTGTATTTCGTGGTTGGCGACGAAGTAAATTCAGAGCAGGACGACGAGAATCAGGCGCATAGACACGGAAGGCAAATGAGTTCTATCTATCCCACGACGAGTCCAACGAGTCCAGTTTTCATACTGTCTGGGGCATTAGGGATGAAGGACGCCTTTGATTCGATTGATTCTTTTCGAAGTATTTATGGATCAGAGTTTAGACCATCGAATATTTGTATGAAAAAAATAATTAAAGCGAGTTTTCCAGGATGACGGCTCCAGTTTATACGCGGCCATGGGATTTGTCGGCTCCAATAGACTCAGACGTGATGTCGACGATGCCTGGCGTGATTCGCAATACAAAAGTGGATACGAGAGAGAGGATGTCGGCGCTTTCTCCAGTCGGTCTCATTATGGAATATCACGGGTCTTCAGCGCTCGTGAATTGGCTTGAGTGCGACGGAAGCGCAATATCAAGAACAACGTATGCGGATCTTTTTTCTTTAATTGGAACGTCTTTCGGGAACGGAAACGGAACAACTACATTTAACATTCCGGATTTAAGAGGATTTTTTATTAAAGGTCACTCTGTTATAGCAACGGTTGATGAAGATGCTTTTGATTATAGATATTATTCGGTGGATTCGACTCCAGATGCTGACGGGATATATGGATATCTTCAAAAAAACACAGTATCATTTGTGCCGCTTCCGGGGTCTTTTATTATAAATTTAAATTTTCCCACGCTAAGAGAAGTAAGATATAATGCGGGACAGACGGCGTTAAATTGCGGGGTGGCATTTGGAGTCGGAACTTTCACATCAAATTTAAAAACATTATTCATGGCAAGATCGACAAGGGGAGTTTTTAAAAACGGAGTTATAACTTCCGGATCTGCTGTAATTACAGGGATAAATGGGACTGGGGCGATCCAGGCCGGAGAACCAATCGTCATTAAGGACTTTCTCGGAACATCATCTCAAGAGCTTGCGACGGTGCTATCTATTGACTCCGAATCTCAAATTACGGCAAGTAGACCAGCGATTTCAAGCGCTACTTACTCATCTGAAGAAATATTTTTTATTTCAAGAAAAATTGGGGCTATCCAATTATCAGAAAACATCTCACATCGGCATTTGGATGATATAACGTCGCCCTCGTCAGCATCGGGAAGTGGTTCGTATACCGCGTACACGCTTTCTGGAGTCCAGTATTTCGAAAGGTGTTCGAGGGATCAAGGGGGGCAGGGTAGACCAAAAAATATATCATGTAAATTTATGATAAAGGCGGTCGTATTTTGAATTCGCTTATTCCTTTAAACTCCAGCAGGGCAGGGTATATAACTCAAGATATCCGCGACTTTAAAGTTGAGGCGGCTTACTGCATGACAGAGGAAACTCCTTTGGGAGAAATTTGCGCATGGCCGTCCGATTCAACTCCGGACGGGTTTCTTGAGTGCGACGGAAGCGCAATATCAAGAACAACGTATTACGACTTATTTAATATCATAGGGATACAGTTTGGCGAGGGTGACGCATCTACGACATTTAACCTTCCGGACTTGCGGGGGTTCGTAATTCGCGGACAAGATAGCGGTTCCGGAGTAGACGAAGGAGCGGCCTCAAGAACAGACCGGGGCGATGGGGCCTCTGCAGACAATGTTGGGACGAAGCAGTCAGGGGAGGTATGCAAACATAATCATCGCGATCTTAGGATCAGCATCGGAGGGTCTGGATCTGGGATGGACTCAGGTCCGAGTGGGAATTCGTTTTATCAAGGAGGAAACGACTCCAACCCTCCAAACATGGTTTTGAAATTCATCATACGCTTCGAGATGGTTCAAGATGGCCGTTAAATTTCACACTCAAAAAGAAGCGGCAGTCCCGAGCGCATCCACGAAAGAGGAGCTTGTTGACAAGCAAACTCAGGACGGAATCTCAACGGCGCAAAGACAGATCAGGCGCGACCTTGAGGCGCTGAATACTTCCGGG